AACGGGACGGCGATGTAGTAGCGATTGTTGTGATAGATGGCTACCGACTTGTCGGCATACTCCTTGTTAATTTGGCGAATGATGGGGTCAATTGGGTCAGACAAGGGTAGTCCTGCTCCGCGAAGATTATAGAGGTCGCCGAAGGCTGTTGCGTAAACACCGTTGTCTGAAAGGAAGAAAATTTGATTGGCAATGGTTACAACGGAACGACGAGCCACAAGCCCAGCTTCGCGTGTAATTTCTTTGAGTGTAATGTCCGTCAGGCTACCCGATAGCCCGCTAAGAAGATGAATGCTATTGCGATTGAGAACCACAGCATTGTCGTCAGTAAATGGGTGGACATACTGCAAATAGTCAGCAATGCCAGCCGTAACCTTGAACTGATTCTGGATGTGGTCATAGGTGTCTGAATCAAAAATGTCGGAGAATATCAACTCATCCCTTACGTTGCGGCTAGTAATTGTTTCACTGCCAGATGTTCCAGTAGAGGTGTAGTAGTAGGGTGCAATGATACGACGTTGATGATAGACTCCCCACGGGGGCGCGGGCATATGAACAAATCCAAGTCCTTGTGACTGAGCTACGGAATAAATTACCTTGTGACTTGCGTGATCTGCAACTTGGGCAAAGAAGGTGAATGTATTGGCATTAGGAACAGACGCAATGGTGTAACCAACTCCGTTTTCCACTAAATGGGTTGTGCTATTATCCACCACAAAAATCTGTCTTCCAACAGAAAGACCATGAGCCGTCTCACTTACAGTCACAACACCATCTGCAATGCTTGTGTTGTTATTAGCATTGTAATACGTTGTGTTGGCATAGGTGCCATTTGCCACCTTAACAAAGGCTGGGCTACCAGTAACAACGCCGTTCCAAGATAGGGCCGTAAGTCCATCTCGGAAGATGAACACCTTGTTAAACGCCTGAATCATCTCAACATCGTCTGTTATGGTGATGCCAGATGGATAGGCAATGTCAGTTGTAGCTGCTGTTGAGCAATTAACCGCAATGGCTTTAGAATTGAGGGCCAAAATAAAGTATTCGTCGTTGTCATCCGAGGGGTCGGAGAACAAGCAAGAGCCGTAGGCATTGTTGATGTTGCTGCTCAGAAGAGGAGCCCCGGCAAAGTTGTCGAAGTCAATTGAATAGGTTTCGCTACCCGTAGCACCCGTAATGGTGAATGTAAATGTTGTTGAGCCTGTAACGGTAATTGTGCGATTGCCGTTGGGGTTAACTGTTCCCGTAAGCCCAGCGATACCCACTTGCGTGCCTGTAATAAACCCATGTGCAAGAAGGGTTGTAATCGTAACCGTCGTTGTGCTGCGAGTTGCGCTACTAATTGTTTGATTGGTCCAGACGTAGAACGGAACAATCAACGCTTCGCCGCTATTACCAAGCTGAGGCCCAAAAGCATTAGACCCTTTTCGGGGTTGCCAAGCACCGTCAATGTCCATGCGTCCATTGATGGACACAGCCAGCTCGCCAGACTTTAATTGATCGGGGCGCAATCGGGCATTGATTCGTGAGAATCCAATGTCCACCTCATCATTGAACTGACTGTCTTTTTCGCCAAAAGTGTTATAACGAGCCATTGGCCTATCATACCCTACTGTGCCTTAGCACAATTAGGAACAGGACTTACGTTTGCCGTAGGCTGCTTTGCCAAAACCCTCGTAGTCCTTCTTCTTGTTCTCTTTCTTTTCGTGCTTAATCATCTGCTTGCGTGACTTGTAGTTTTCGTTTTTCATAAAAAGATATTAGCACGACCATGCTTTTCGGCTCCAGTAGTTGGCCGATAGTTTGTTAGATGTGCCCTTGATGCCGCCGGAACGGGCACAATAGGAGGCTTTCCGGCTAGGAACGCTCTTCTTGATGGACATATTGGCATCCCCAAAGCGTATCACCTTGGACTTCCCATTAGCACAGGCGCGGACTACAGACTTCTTGCCGCCGCTAATGTCTCGCCTAGGGCTGTTACAGGGTAGATTGCGTGGGTTCATGGGTCAAATGGCCTTAAATCGCAAGGAAACAGGGTTCTAGGGCCTATTGGCTTCCTTCTTCTTACGGCGTTTCGGCTTAATTATAACAGAAGGAGCCTTTTTAGCCCCAATCCACGGAGCGACGGCAAAGACCATTCCAAGCCCGGCCGCGACGCTCGCGAACCGTTCAAACGTGAGAAGCGCCCGGTCTGCGGCCTCCTTGTGCGTGCGCGAAATCGTCAGCTCCTCATGCAGCGCCTTGTTGATCAGCGCCGTCATCGGCTCGATGACCGCGTAAAGTTCGGCGGTCATGGCCGGCGAGTTGAGCGTTTCAATTTGCCCGGCGTCGCAGGCTGAACGCGCTTTCTTGAGGTAGGCTGCAACGAGTTTGTGCTGCGCCACGAGTTCCACCGGGTTGCCAAATTCCGCGAGCAATCGCTCCGCCTCGGCTTGGAGCTTCGCCAGCGAGTCGCAAAACTCTTTGGCGTTGATCAGTCCCTTGCTTGCCTTTGCCTGACCGTCCACGATAGCCAGCCCGTAAATATCGAAAAGCGGACTGAGCACGTTGCTCGTCATCGCAAATTCTTTGTCGCTCGCCGCGATGTGCTCCGAGACCGATTTCACGGTGACCACTCCGACGCCTGCGAAACAAACGACGACCGCGGCGAGCGCAGCGGTGATGACCTTCGGGCTCATTTCTTCAGGAACCTGCCCGGATTCTTGGAATACTTTTTTGCGAGCGTCGTGATGCCGTCGATAATCTCCGGCGCGAGCAGACCGGCGACGCCGTAGGTGACCGCCTTCACAAGTGAGCTGACCTCGATCTGCTCAACGATAAACCATGCGAGCGTCGAGACGATGGCCGCCATGATAACGCGCCGCACGCTGTCCCAGATCGTCCCTTGGATCGGGTTGGCCAGTAGGCGAGCAATCATGCCAGCGCCGCCAATCACCGCAGTCAGCCAGCCCGTTTCTTTCCATAGCTTGGCCACTTCCATGAGGTCTTTGTGCTCGTTCATTTTTTTCGCATCTCCATGATTTTTTCAAGTGTGCGACCGCCGAAATAGAACGACATGATGAGCATGCCCCACTGACCGAGCAGCGAAACGTAAGACTCGTTGGCGTTGTATCCGAAGGCTGACATGCCCGCGAAAATAAAGTAGCCAGCAAGGATTGCCGCGAGCGTCATTGGCCGAATGTTTTTCGACCACCACGAGTCCGAAGCCATGTCCGCTTTGAGGCGGTCGGTCAGGTTGTCTTGCTCGACGCGGTAGGCTTCGAGGTCCGCGTTCATCTTCGCCAGCTCGCCGTTCTGCGCCAGCGCCGTGAGTTCTAGCTGCGCCTTGGCCTTCGCTTCCGGGTCCGGAATCAGCTTGTCGATCAGCTTCGTGCCGATGCCTAGAACTTCAGCGAGTGGAAACATGGGTTATACCTTCTTCGGATTCGTCAAACGACGAAACAGGAAATAAGGCAACCAGACCCATTTTGGAATCTTCGTCACCTTTACGTTAGTGCTTTCAATAAACGGCATCTCTGCATCCCAGAGCTTTACCCTAATAGGCGAGCCGTCTGGCGAGGTGCAGCTAATAATAGACACGTTGCGCGTGGGAGCGCGGCCTCGGCTCCAGTAGTTGTCGTATTGCCCAAGCTCAATCGTGCCCGAGATGCAGCATCCGTAGAGCGAAAGCCCGTCAATGGAGCCTTTGGCCGTGATCGACCCAGCCACCGTGCAATTCTGCACGACGTAGTTTTTGCCGCGCACGAAGTCTATCGAGTCCTCCTGCGAGGCTGGAATGGTGAGACCCGACACGCAGAGGTTCGACACGTTGGAGCCCTTTACGAGATCGTCGTAGTTTTCGGGGTCAAGCGGTGCCTGCCACTCAGCCGCGTTCACTGTTAGCCCGTTGTCCTGTGGTCCAACGTAGCTGCGCCAGTTCGTGTCGGAGGTTCCGCTCATTCGACCTTCGGTTCCTTTGGCTTTAACGCCTCGGCAATCTGCTCCGCGCACTTGCGGATGAGATCATGGTCGTCGGCCTTTAATGGGGCTTGGCGGGCGGCTGCGTAGAGGTTTTGGAGTGCTTGCTCAGTGCTCATGTTAGGAAGCGGCGAGTTCTTGATGCGCGATGGCCGTAACCGCAGCCGAGACTTCGGCGTAGCTGTAAGTCTTGCCGCCGACGGTGACGGTTTTGTCGCTTAGGAGCGGCCAAGTAACCGTTGTCCAAGGCGACACGAATACCTGCCCATCGATTACGGTTTTTTTCTCAAAAAAAGCAGTGGCGATAGGAGACTCGCCCTGCGGGTCAGTCTGGATGCGTTGTAGCGTGGTGGTGACGATTGGGTCATTCATGGTGGAAAAAATTACGAGGAGACGGCTTTGATTACTGCGAAGTTGAAGACGGGAGCTTCCGAAGTGGTGCCGCCCGTAGTGGCAAAGGAGATACGGAAGGAGCCCGCGCCCACGGCGGTGACGTGCATCATGTAGAGGTCGGTCCCGCTGCGCTGGTTGACGATGATCGTGTCAGTCGCGGCCACGGCGGAATTGGTTACGGTGAAGCTCTGCCACGTCGCGGAGCCTGCGGCGGTGAAAAGCGTGATCGCGCCGCACACGTTGTTGATCGTGACGCCAGTGGTGCGCGAGGTGCCTTGCGTGACTGCGCCGCCCGCGCCGGTTGCGTAACCGATGCCGCCCGTTGCGGAGGTGGAGCGGAGCGAGCCCCTTGCCGTCACCGCTCCACCCTTGGCAACAGTGAGTTCGGAGTTCCCGTTGTTAACGAACGTCAGATTGGAACCTCCAGTGGCAGACATCAGCCATGCATCACTTGCGCCTACCGAACGGTCATACACCTGAACTCCTGCGTTTCCACCGAGGCTCGTGACGACGCCGTTAAAATTGCCGGTGCCGCCCGAATGTATGTTGCCCGCAAAACCCGCGCCGCCTGACACGATCAACGCACCGGTCGTCGTGGAG